GTGATATTTTGCGGCGTACTGTCAAGCACGTAACCGCTCGGAGCGGCGATTTCGCCGACGATATAAGAGCCTTCTTCGAGGTCGGAAACTAAAACTGCTCCGTCTGTGCCAGTCGTAAATGTTCCGATATTTTCGCCGTTTGCTTTGGTCACGCTGAATCTCGCGCCAGCCAAAGGATTACCAGTGACAGCGTCCAGCTTTATAATCTGGATACCGCTGTGAGGCTTGTTTGTGAACTCTATAACAGTAATTCTGCCCGACACAACCGTGACATTTTTTGGTACATTGTCGAGCATATATCCATTCGGCGCGGCTGTTTCTGCTATGATATAGCTACCCTCTGCTAAATCATTGACGAGAATCTGCCCCGCCGTGTCTGTCCTGTAAATGCCGATACTCTCACCATTAGAGCGTGTTACCTCAAATGTCGCGTTTTCAAGCGGAGCATGAGTTGCAGCGTCCATTTTCAAGATTTGTATACCGGAATGGGGCTTGTTTGTAAACTCAATCGTCGTAATTCTGCCCGATACAACTGTAACATTTTTTGGTACATTGTCGAGCATATACCCGTTCGGCGCGGCTGTTTCTACTACAATATAGCTGCCTTCTGATAAGTCATTAACGAGGATTTGACCCGCCGCGTCTGTCCTGTAAACACCGATTCTCTCGCCATTTGCGCGGTCAACCGAAAAGGTTGCATCCGCGAGAGGAATATGAGTTACAGCGTCCGTTTTCAAGATTTGTATTCCAGAGTGGGGCTTGTTTGTAAATTCAATCATCGTAATTCTACCCGAAACAACATTTACAGTTTTCGGTGTATTATCGAGCATATAACCATTCGGCGCAGCAGTTTCTGCTACAATATAGCTACCCTCTGCTAAATCATTAACGAGAATTTGCCCCGCTGAATCTGTTCTGTAAACGCCAATTCTTTCGCCATTTGCGCGGTCAACCGCAAAAGTTGCGTCCGCGAGAGGGGCGTTTGTGATTGCGTCGGTTTTCAAGATTTGTATGCCGCTGTGGGGCTTATTGGTAAATTCTACTGTTGCCATTCTGTCAGAGGTTACGTTTACATTTTTCGGCGTATTGTCGAGCATATAACCGCTTGGAGCAGAAACTTCGCTGACAATATATGTCCCCTCGTCAAGATTGGGAACAACTGCCATGCCGTCAGCTTCCGTGCGGAAAGTGCCGATAATTTCACCGTTTGCCCGCGTCACTCTGAACGACGCGCCGCCAAGGGGACTTCCCGTAACCGCGTCAAGTTTTAAGATTTGTATGCCTGATAATGGCTTATTGAGGAACGCTACAGGAACAACCCTGCCGCCGCTGAGGTTTATTGTCTGCGGGATTTCATCCAAAATATATCCGCTTGGAGCAGATATTTCTTCGATTATATACTGTCCTTCGGGCAGCCCCGTCACGAGAATTGAACCGCTGTTGTCTGTCCTGAAAGAGCCGATATTATCGCCGTTTGAGCGGCTTATTGAGAATACCGCACCCTGTAACGGATTATTTGTCAATGCGTCTAACTTTAGAATCTCAACTGCGTTGAGCGGTCTGTTCGCAAATGAAGCGGTATTATTTGGGAAAGCAATATTCGTGCCGTATAATACCGAACTGCCATTAGCTCTCACTTCAACAGTTTGCACAGGGTCGTGAAGCTCGAAACCTGCGGGAGCTTTAATTTCCGTGACTGTGTAAACACCCGTAGCGACTTTCAACGATACTGCCCCGCTTGCCTGAGAAACCACGTTAGCGATGGTTGCGCCGCTTATATCGGTGATGATAAACTCCGCACCCGATAAAAGCTCGCCCGTTGAAGCGTTTGTTTTTAAAATGTGCAGATAAGGGAACGGAGTGTTCGTAAACTCTGCGATTGTCAATTTGCCTGATTTTACCTCTACTGTCTGCGGCAATGCGTCAAGCACATACTCCGCAGGAGCTTGGATTTCAGTTATAATATACACACCCTCCGGCAGGTCGGGAACTATGATTTTACCTGCAATATCGGTGGTATATTTGTCACCGACTTGAACTCCGTTAGTCTGCTGAACGGTAAATACCGCGCCTTGAAGCGGCGAGCCTGTCAACTCATCAGTTTTGAGGATTTGTATTCCCGGAAACGGTCTGTTGGCGAATGTTATTGTCGTAGGAATATGCGGTTTTACCTCAATATGTCTGCGCCGTGCTGTTGAGATGGAAATTCTCCGGCGCGCGTGTTTCTGACACCACATACCAACCCGGTTTGAGGTTCGGTACGGTGACAGAACCGTCTGCAAGCGTCGTTACATTTTCTGCCACAACCTCGCCGCCTTGATGCCGAACTGTGAATCGCGCTCCGCTCAACGGCTGCTCGGTTATTTCACAAATTTTTCTAATAACAAGGCTGCCATAAGGGTCGTTGGCAAACTCAACGATTGTCAATCTGCCCGATACAACCGTGACATTTTGCGGTGTTTCGTTGAGCATATATCCGTCTGGTGGTATGGTTTCTTTTATGATATACACGCCCTCTACCAAGTCTGGAACGAGTACACTGCCCGAAATGTCGGTCGTAAAATGTGTGCCGATACGCTCACCATTCGGACGCTCCACAATAAATCTCGCGCCGGAAAGCGGATTATGCGTGACGGAATCGGTCTTTATAATCTGAATACCCGACAACGGTTTATTCGTAAAGGTAGTTATTGTCGGTACGACTGATTTAACTTCAACGGTCTGCGCCGTATTGTCAAGCGTGTAGCCAATCGGGGCTTTTGTTTCGCGGATTACGTACCAGCCCGGTTCAACCTGCGGTATGCTGATTGTGCCGTCGCTGCCGGTCGTGTATTCGCCGACAAACGCACCCGCCTGCTGATGAACCGTGAATACCGCGCCAGTCAATGGATTGCCCGTAATTTCGTCTATTTTTCTTATTACAAGGCTTCCGAATTGACGATTGCGGAACTCAATCGTAACTGTCTGGCTGTGCGTAATTTGCACATTTTGCACGTTGTCGCCGAGTGAATAGCCCACAGGCGCGACGGTTTCCGTGACGGTGTACCAACCCGGTTCAAGCATGGGAACAAGCGCCAAGCCGTCCTCATCGGAGCGGAAATTGCCGATTAACAGCCCCGCCATTGTCCTGACTGTAAACTCCGCGCCTTCGAGAGGTTCACGGGTATCAGCGTCAACTTTTCGGATAATTAATGACGACATGGGAGCATTTTCAAACACAAGCTGAACAAATTGATTGTCGGTTATTTGAAAATCTTTCGCAATATCGTCGATTAAATAGCCGTCCGGCGCTTTCGTTTCCACCGCTTTGTACCAGCCCGGCGCGAACTCGTCCACTATGATAATGAAATTGTCAATAGTAGTTTCAGTGAATTTTGAAAAGATAATGAAAAAGAGAGAAATCAAGCAGCAATAGAAGAGTCATGAAGTTTTAAATAGTAAGCATTGCGCTTAATCATAGGAGGAACGCCGCCGATGGCGGAGCAAATACGCCTGTGATTCCAGTAATCTAAGAAATAAAACTGAATAAGGACAGCCAAATCGTGGCATTTCATCTTGGAAGTGTCAAAGCAAGCCAAGATTTCGTGTTTAGCTCTGGCCCACATAGATTCGCATTTAGCATTGTCAAGGCAACGCCCCGCGGCGGAGTTCATGCTCTGTTTAATGCCGAATTTATCTAATAAAAGTCTGAAATCAGAACTGGTATACTGAGAGCCGCGGTCACTGTGAGATACAGCACCACTTAAATCATAGCGTAAATATGCCTGTTCAAACGTGCTGATTACTAACTCTTTTTGCATATGAGCCTCGATAGTAAGCCCTAAACAAGCGTTATCGAAGCAATCAAATACGCCTGAAGTGTAGACTTTACCGTCACTTCCTGTGAACTCCGTTATATCTGTTACTATTTTTTCGCACGGTTTTTCCGCTGTAAAATCGCCCCTCAGCAGGTTGTCAGATTTCTGTGCTTCTTTATCAGATTTCGTCAAGCCGACAGGCTTGTTCTCTTTTTGAAGCAGTCCGTTCTCTCTCATCACTTTCGCTACCGTGTTGTAGCTGTACCCACAGTCATAATCTAACTGTAATTTCTCATACATCCGCTGTTTTCCGTACGTTTTGTTGAACACGTCCTCTGCGAGTATTGCCCTCATATCCGCCAGAAGCTGGGCATATTTATATGGTTTCGCCTTGTTTTTCAGGTGCTTTTTATAGCCTTGTACCGTTACTCTTAACACCCGGCAATACAGGGATATTTCTCCTGCTTTTGCTTTTTCTTCGATATACTCGAATCTCAGGCTCTTACCGACTTCTTCCGGCGCGCGGCGAAAAAAGCTGCCGCTTCCTCCAATATTTCGTTCTCTCGCTTTACTTCCTGCAGTTCGCTTCTCACCATTTTTAGTTCCCGCTCCAATTCTTTCACTCGCTCCGCCATTGTCAGTATGTTTTTCGCCTCCGGCGGCGTCGCACTCATCGGCAAATCTCCGCTTTTCGCTCGGCTTATCCATGTGTACAGCGTGTCACTTGGCATTTTTAGCTGTTTCGCTGCCTCGCTCGCTCCGATTTCCCCTGCTAATTTTACCGCATTTGACCGATATTCTGCTGTGTAGCTTCTTTGTCCCATTTTATTTTTTCCTGCCTTTCTTTTTTTTTTGCTGTTCCGTATATTATACCATATTTCTTGGCAAGATTCACTGTAACTTTTATTATACCATATCACAATTTTAAGCAGGCGCAAGCTGCCGTTTCCGCTGTTCAAACTGGAGCGTGGCGGCGTACACGCTATCGAGCGGTTCAAAAAGAGCGGCAACGGCATACTGTTCGCGTCAGGCGCGCTGTGGGAGGGCATCGACATTCCCGGCGATATTCTGTCTATGCTCATCATAGTTAAATTGCCGTTCGCCGTACCCGACCCAATCAGCGATTACGAGAAGTCGCTGTGCGGCGGAGACATGGAGTTATTCAGGCAGCGGGTTATCATTCCCGATGTGCAAATAAAATACCATCAAGGAGAAGGACGCGGTATACGGTGTGAAACAGACACTTGCGTCATCGCCGTACTTGATATTCGGGTGAGAGAAGACGGAAGCTATCACATTTATATAGTGCCGCCGAATGTCGAGTACAGGGTCACATCTGATATTGAAGTCGTGCGGAGGTTTTATTTTGATAAAAAGCCAGCCGCTTATTTTTTACTACAAATAGCAAACGGAGGTTTATATACATGAATATAACTATAAATAATCAGCAAGCTCAAAGCAAAGAAATTATTTCGCCCGGTGCGAAACCCACTGTTTCCGCCGGCGAATTTCCCACGTCATACCGTGAAGTCACGGTCGGTAAAACGCTCTACCGCGTCACCAGTGTGTATAAAGGCGAGATAACACTAAAAGACGCATTGGAGGATTTAGCGGTGCGGCGTGCTTTGCGGGACGCTCTTGCCGAAACCGGCAGCTTGTAAATACAAAGTAAACAAATTGATAATTAACACATGAAGGGCTGCAAAAACGGGCGGTTTATGGTATAATGGAACTGTAAAAATTATATTGCCGACCCGCTTTATGCCGATGAAGGAGGATATAGTTTATGGCACAACAAGAGCGGAAAGTCGGTATATATGTCCGTTTGAGCAATGAGGACGCTCGTGCGGGCGAATCGGTTTCTATAGAAAATCAAAAATTATTATTAACCAAACATGTCAGAGAAAACGGTTGGGAACTAATCGAAATCTACGTTGATGATGGTTTTTCCGGCACAAACCAAAACCGTCCGGCACTGCAGAAAATGCTCAGAGCCGCCGAAAACGGCTATATAAACACGGTTCTCATCAAGGATTTATCACGGCTGGGACGTAATTATTTAGAGGTAGGAAATCTTGCCGAAGTGTTTCTGCCCGACCACGGCTGCGAGTTAATCTCGCTTAATGAGAAAGTAGACGAGATGCTCGTATTCCGTAATTGGCTCAACGAACAGCATTCGAAAGACACCAGTAAAAAGGTCAGGGCGGTAAAAAAGATGTGCGCGCAGAACGGCAAATATGTGGGAACTTACGCGCCTTTCGGATTCATGAAAGACCCGAAAGACAAGCACCGGTTTCTCATCGACGAAAATGCCGCGCCCATCGTCCGTAAAATTTTCGAGCTTCGCTTGGAAGGCAAAGGGTATAGAGCAATCGCGCTTCATCTTAACGACGCCGGTATTGTCGCCCCGCGCGACTACTGGTATCAGGGTCGTAACGGCGAGAATCCGTACCGGAGCAATCACCGCTGGTGCGATGCAACAGTTAAGACGATACTGGCGAACGAGGCTTATATAGGAAACATGGTGCAGTTAAAAGCGGGAACGGTGTCGTATAAAAATCATAAACGCATTTCAAAGCCCAAGGACGAGTGGGTTCGGGCGGAAGGCACGCACGAAGCCGTCATCGACCGTGAAACATGGGAACAGGCGCAGAAAATCAGCGAAAAGCGTTATCAGCCCAAGGCACAGAAAGACAAGGCGGCAAGTATCTTTTCAGGGCTTCTTGTATGTTCGGACTGCGGATTCAAGATGCGTATACACAACAAAAATCGTACCCGCACGGACGGCAGTAAATACAGGCTGACTAATTTCATGTGCGGCAACTACGCCCGGAGCGGTAAAACTGCCTGCACGACGCATTTCATCACCGAAGATATACTGAGTGATTTGGTACTGACCCAAATCCGCGAACACGCAAAAATGGTGGAATGCGACGAGGACAGCGTTATACGGAATCTGCTTAAGCTGCAGAATAACGAAACAGAGAGCAGCCGCGCGGCGTTTACAAGCGAGTTAAAAACGAATCGGAACCGGGTGGTCGTACTGGAGAAACTCATAGAGAAACTCTACGAGGACCGGGTGGCGGAAAAGGTGCCGGAGACAGTTTTTGTTGATTGGATTCAAAAGTACGAAAAGGAGCGGATTGAACGCCTGCAAACGGTGAAGAAGCTTGAAAACCGCTTGCAGAGCATAAAAGACAGCACAGACGGCGCGGCTAAGTGGACGCGGATTATCAAAGATTATACGCGCCTTGAAACGCTTGACCAGCAGACGCTTCTCAGGCTGATTGACCGCATAGAGGTCGGCGACGACGCAACGGTGGACGGCGGCAGAAAAATCCGCGAGGTACGCATTTTCTACAATTATGTAGGCGATGTTGACGCTTCCCGCGAAAGGACGGTGGACGCGCATGGACAAGCTGTATAATGTGGGCGCGTATATCCGGCTCAGTATCGAAGATTCCGCTTACGGGAGCGACAGCGCGGAGAATCAGCGTGAAATGCTCTCTAAGTTTATTGATATAATGCCCGGCTGGATTGAGTATAAGTTTTATATTGACAACGGCTACACAGGCGCAAATTTTCAGAGACCGTCATTTGTGGAAATGATGGACGATGTGCGGAGCGGGCGCGTTAATCTTATATTAGTGAAAGATTTATCGCGGTTCGGACGCAATTATCTTGAAGCCGGACAGTATTTAGAAGAGGAGCTGCCATCATACGGCTGCCGGTTCGTGGCTCTGTCGGACGGAGTGGACACGGAAAACGGCGAAAACGATATAATACCTTTCCTTAACGCGATGAACGATTATTATCTGAAAAATCTCAGCGACCGAATCCGCTCGGTCATGGCGGCGAAAGCGAGGGACGGGCAGAAAATCGCCGGAAACGCGCCGTATGGATTTTGGCGTAACCCCGATGACCATACGCGGTTGATTATAGACGAATATGCGGCGGGTGTGGTTCGGAGGATTTTTGAAATGCGGGCGCAGGGTACAGGCTATCCGTCAATCGCGAAAACGCTCAATGCGGATGGGATTCTGCCGCCGTTGATTTATCAGCTTGAAAAAACAGGCAGAGACTCCTCGCACATCAAGACGCGCCAATGGATTGTCAGCACGATTTCTATGATACTGCGGCGTGAGGATTATATCGGTACAGCCGTACAGCTGAAAAATACGGTGATTTCCTATCGAAACAAAAAAGAAGTCCGCCGTCCGAAAGACGAGCGGATTCGGGTGGAAAATGCGTTTCCCGTCATTATCGGCAGCGAGCTTTGGGAGGCTGTTCAGGCGATAAACCAAGCCGCCGCTGAATCATGCGGTAACCGGGAAAAAGCAGATAAAAGTATATTTTCGGGTTTGCTTATATGCTCGGACTGCGGAGTGTCTATGACTTTCAGAAAATTCTGGAAGAGCTACCCAAGCGGCAAGCGTATAAGCTACACAAACGCTCAATGCAGGACTTTCCAAGCAACAGGCGGCACTTCATGTTCTGTTCATTCAATTTCCGGAAGGGTGCTGCACAAATTGGTCGCAAGCCAGATAAGGCAGTTAGCGGAGCAGATATCGCTTGACGAGGACGCAATGCGCGAGTCGCTTATACAGCGGTTCACCAGCGGCATCTCTGTTTCAGAGACGGAAAGCAAAAAGGAATGTACGAGGCTTAGGCAGGACTTGCATAAGTTAGAGTTTGCGATTACGGAGTTATATGAGGCTTGGGCTGACGGGTCTGTTTCAGAGGAGACGTTCACGGATTTGATTCAAAAATACGAATCCGAGCGGCAGGAAAAATCACGGCGGCTCGTCTTGCTGGAGCAGTCAGAAAAGGAAACCGCCGCAAAAGTTTCTGACATCGACCATTGGATACAGTCTATCCGTACCCACGCTGCCGTCAAAGACATTGACCGAGAGCTGCTTGACAGCTTGGTAGAAAAAATCGAAATCGGCGAATGCATTTCAGGGAGCGGAAATAATGCACAAGAAATACGAATCTATTACAAGCTTGTTGGCTTATTATAGATTACTGTAAATGGTTTCCCAAAATGAATGTACTCTTCTACGGATTAACGTAATCATTTGCATTATATACCGTCATCGCCGAAATAAATCATGTATATTAAAAATCTGAATAAATATTGTTACACAAGCTTGAATTAAAAGGCCAACTGTTTTTACAGCTGGTCTTTTTCTTTTGCGGGAAATACAAAATAAATCCGGTAAAATTCGACATATAAATTTCAGCTGATTAATAATTATTAACGAGGTGGTTTAAATGGCAAAGCAAAATATTAAGAAAGATAGTATAATCATAAAAAATATATATAAAAAAAACGAGCAGGATAAAAACATCCAAGAGATTTTAATCAAGTCATATAAAATTTTTATAAATAAAGAATGGAAAGAGGGCATAAAATGCTTGAATTTTTAAATTTATTATGTTATACTGTATGTAATGAACGGTCGCTTATTTTTGGAGGTACAAAATGTATACAGAAATAAGCAATCCAATGGATTATAAAGTCGCGCTTTATATCAGGCTATCGAAAGAAGACGGAAGCGCGGGTGAATCCGAAAGCATAACGAATCAGCGCAGTTTGTTAGACGGCTTCGCAAAAAAGCATAAACTTAGTGTGGCCGGCGAATTTATAGATGACGGCGTTTCAGGTACAAGTTTTGACCGCCCGGATTTTAACAGAATGATTGAGGCGATATTAAATAAAAAAATAAACATGGTAGTCACGAAAGATTTATCAAGGCTCGGCAGGGATTATATTCAGACCGGCTATTATTTAGAAAAATTTTTCCCTGAAAACAGAGTGAGATATATCTCGCTTTTAGACGGAATAGATACAGGCATGAATAATTATAATAATGATATTACGCCGTTTAAAGCAATCATGAACGATATGTACGAATGTGTCAAGTAAGGAGTAACAAAATTATCGAACTTGTTACACTATGGCAGCAATTTAGCAGCAAACGCCGCTTTTTTTTATTACAAGCCTTTCAGGAAAGCAAAACCGCCGCTCATTTTAAGCTAACGAGCGGCGGTGATTTTTTATTCGTTGGCAAACCTGCCGTTCCACACGATTTCTATATCTTTTTCGTCGTGGATAACAATTTTGTCTATCAAAAGATTTACCGTGTCTTTATCAAGTCTTTCAATCGACGTCAGCGGTGTGATTTCTGATATGATGCCCTCCGCCGTACTGCGTTCGGCAGCCTGAGCCTGAAGATTTTCGCGCCATTTGTCTGCGTCGGAACGCTTACGGGCAACCGTGTCATTGATAACGTCTTTTTTATGCTGAAAGACCTCTTTTGAGATTTTTCCGTCAGAAAAATCCATGAATATTTTTGTGACCGACGCTTCAAGCATTTCGATTGCTCTGCTTTCGGCCGCGAGCATTTTTTCAAGATTTTTCACAGCCGCCTTGTTTTTCTTAAACTGCGCTAATTTCATTTCCTCGCGGTCAATCAAAACGTCCGCGTATAAGCGAATGGCCGCAAGTACGATTTTTTCAACATCTTCCTGTAAAATGCTGTGATTTTTACACCCGTAATGATTAGTAAGTTTTCTTGTGCCGCATTTAAAACGCGGATTTTGCTTCGTGGTGCGGAGCATCGCATGACCGCAGAACGGGCATTTTACCTTGTTTCCGAAGATATGCTCATATTTGCGGTCGATTTTCTGCTTTGCCAATACCAACTGCGCTTTTGCGAAGTCGCTCTCCGAAACAAGCGGCTCATGCGCGTCCGGTACGATAATCCATTCATCTTTCGGGCGCGGAGCGGTTCGGTTTGTCCCTGGTTCGGTTGTCCTGTATTTATTTGAAATAGCCTTACCGAGATAAACCTCGTTTTTTATCAGCTTATACACCACGCCGTTCGTCCAAAAGCAATAATCAGGGTCAATCCTATGCGTCCATATATCACTCCAGCCGTTGCGGAGTTTGTAAACGGACGGCGACGGTATGTCCTGCGCGTTGAGGATTTGCGCTATTTCCACCGAACGCCGCCCCCCAACCGCGAGCGAATATATCAGCCGCACAATGTCCGCCGCTTCACCGTCAGGCACAAGTTTATTCTTCTCTTTGTCCGATTTTTTGTACCCGAACGGCGCGTGGGCGAGATATTCGCCGCGCTTCGCTTTAACACGCTTGGCTGTGATAGATTTTTCGGCTAAATCCTTGTTGTAATGCTGATTAGCGAGATTTATAATAGCTATTTCAAGGTTAGACAGCGGACTTGAAAAGCTGTCATACCCGTTGTTGATTGCGACGAATCTAACATTTAGCGTGACAAGATGGTTCATCAGCAAATCGTCAACGTCAATGAGATTCCTGCCGATACGCGAGAGGTCTTTCACGATAACGCAATCTATAACGCCGCGATGTATATCGGCTAACAGCCGCTGATATGAGCCGCGTTCGGAGTGACTGCCGCTGATTCCGTCGTCAACATAGTCGATTACCGCCGCGTCTTTGAAATCCTCACGCCCGGCGATATAGCTCTTAATCATCTCACGCTGATTTTTTATGCTGTTGCTCTCAATGTCCGCGCCGTCCTCATGCGAGATACGTAGATATGCGGCTATTGTGTTAGACATCAACCGTCACCCCGCCTTCTTCCATTAACTGCCGCAGTTCCTCGAAACTGTCTTTAAAATTCAGCACAATCTCAACGTCGTTCGTTATCGGCGTAAGAATTATCCGCTCGATTAGAGCGTTAATCATATCTTTTGTCGGAATTTCGCAGTCGCGGTACGCCTTGTACTGAACAAGCCACTTATTGCCGAGCACATTTTGAACATCATATTTAGCTTGTTCGTCGCATAACAACGCGAGCCGCGCTTCTGCGTTTGCCTTGTCATTTTCGATTTTCTCCCGTATTATCTGATATTCCCGCAGGTCAAGCAAGCCTTCTAAATGATGAGTATAAGCGGCGGACAGCGTTTTCTCATAATCGTTGACGGTCTTTTCCAACTGTGCCTTATCTTTCGCAATCTTCGCCCTTTTCTGTATAAGCGGGTCGGACTTCGAGAGTATTTCCGGTAAACGCTCAAACTGAACGAGAGTGTCCATATATACGCGCAAAGCCGCCATGATTAAAGCGTCCAATTTTGTCAAAGGCAGTTTCGGCGCTTTCGGTAAATTGCCCTCTCGCTTCAACTCCTCACAGCAGAAACGGCAGGAATAATAAAACAGCACAGGCTCTTTCATTCTATTATCGGAACGAATCGCCGTTTTGCCACAGCGCGAACACATTATTATACCGGCGTACCGGTTTTCGATATGCTCGCGTTCATTTTTATGCTGATACCGCTCCGATTCAATATTCATCAACCGTGATACAGCTTCAAACCGTTCTTTGCTGATAATGGCTTCATGAGCGTTTTCGTGGACAACCCATTTATCTCTCGGCAACAACTTTTTGTTTTTGCCGCTGCACTCATATTTCCCCTGAAACAGCGTCCCTGTATAAGTTTCGTTGCGGAGGATTTTGCTCACCAAAGTGGGCGGCCATAAAATGCGCTCCGAAAAAATTTCATGCGATATTTCGCCTAACTGATAACGCCGCTGTTGGGGCGACGGTATCAGATTTTGGTTCATATACCGCGATATACCGCTTACGCTCTCACCGTTCAGCCGCAGAGCAAATATCATCTTCACGATTTCAGCCGCTTCTCTGTCAACCGCTAACCGCTTACCGTCCGCGCTTTTTCGGTAGCCGTAAGGCGCGTTTCCCGCAGGTTCAGCGCGTTGTTTTTTAGCGTCGTGAGCCGATTTTATTTTTTTGCCTATATCGCGGCTGTACATGTGATTGACGAGATTTTTGAATAATATAAGCAGTTTTTTCCTGCCCGCGTCGTCGGCGAAGCTGTCATATCTATCATTGACTGAGATAAATCTTATGCCGCGCTGAACGAAAGTATCAAAGAGAAGCTCTCCGACTTCGATATAGGTTCTGCCGAGCCGCGACAGGTCTTTCACAACGATACATTTCACTTCGCCGCTCATAATTCCCGCCATCATATCGGAATACCCCGGACGCTCGAAATTCGTCCCCGAAAATCCCAAGTCCGTATAAACGCCGCCGAGTGTCAGTTCACTTTCGGCGTTTATGTATTCCCTGCAAATCGCGGTTTGATTGTCAATAGAGTCCTCCGCATGACTGCTTTCATTTGATATACGGGCGTATATCCATGATGAAAAGATTGGAGCGGTTTTAACAGCGCAATCTTCTGTCTGCGTGATTTTTCTGCTTTTTCTTGCCATATCAAACCACCGTCCCTTCTTTTATATTATCCATGACCAAATCATACTCGCTTGCATAACGGAAAACAATCGCTATATCCTTGTTATTATTCACAACGATTGATTTAATCAGCCCCACGACAGTACGGCGGTTAAGCTCCGTTATGTTCCGATGCTCTAAAATACGCTCGACTTGCTTTGCCGCGTAAGTATCGTTACCCAAGCGGCTCAATTCACTGTGCAGGGCGGCGATATTATCTTCGGCGGTCTGGATTTGGCTGTTGAACGTCTTTTTGAATATCTGATATTCTGATTCTGATATAAGCTCGTCAACGAAATGCTTGTAAGACTTTACAAGATAATCGCCGTTTTCCGCGACAGTCTGCATATTCCGCTCAATCATGGCTTCAATCGAGGCTTGCTTACGCCCGCGGACGCCCGCAGTATCAAGTCCGTTCGCCACATCTTCAAGAGATAATAAATTCGATACCTGCTGTTGTATAGTCAACAAAATAATTTTGCTGAGCGAGATTTCGCTGATGTTATTGTTTTTGCACCCGCCGGTCTTTTTGTGCGTGGAGCAGATATAGTTAATATAGATTTTACCGGACTTTTTCTTTGTTTTCTGCGCCGTCATAGGCTGTGTGCATAAACCGCATTGGATTATGCCGGAAAACAACTGTAACTGAGCGCTGCCTTTCGCTATCCGCGTGTCCATGCCCATCAACTCCTGCACCAACTCAAAATCTAACTCATCAATAATCGGTTCATGTGCGTTCTCGTGAATATTCCACGCTTCGGACGGCTTGTAATAATATTTTTTCATTCTGTAGCTCGCCTTTGTCCGCTTGCCCTGTTCCAAGTGTCCGAGATAGACGCGGTTAGTGAGTATGCGCTTTACGGCGTTCGGCTGCCATTCGGCTTTTTCGCTGACGCTGAACGGCGTGTGATATGAAATCCCCGTTGCTTTCTTATACTCGGCGGGAGATAAATACCCTCGTTCGTTCAGCATCGCGGCGATTTGCCCCTCGCTGTAGCCCATGATTTTGCAGTCGAATATTTTTCTGACTACATCGGCGGCGTAATCGTCCGCGGCTAACTTCCCGTCCTGCTTCATTAGCCGTAGACCGCGTAATTACTGACTAATTCGCCGTTTTTGCGCTTCTGTTCAAGCTGTATCTTTGTCTTAATCGAAATATCTTCGAGGAACGCCTCGTTTATTATATTTTTAAACGGGACGATAAGACTGTTACTGCTGTCCGTAACGTCGGCTTTAAGACTGTCATAATTTTCGTTTACGGCTATGAACCGTACATTTTTCGTGGCAAAATACCGCTCAATATATTTGCCTGTTTCGATGTGGTCGCGTCCAAGACGCGAGAAATCTTTTACTATGACGCAGTCAACCAAGCCGTCTTCAATATGGCGTATCATATCTTTAAAGGCCGCCCGGTCAAAATTCGCGCCTGTGAAACCGTCGTCGGCAAGAACATCAACAACAGCTATATCGGGATTACGGCTCACGAAATCGAGAAGCATTTCCCGTTGGTTTTTTATGCTGTTGCTTTCGCTCCTGTCGCGGTCGTCTTTGGAAATCCGAAGGTATATATCGGCTCTCCATAATTTTGTTTCGCTTTTTATCATACGAATCCTCCTGCTCAATTTTTCACCGCAACCGTGAAAAAACATCAGGATTACCGTATTAGTCCGTTTATATAATAGCGCGTAAAATAAATCCTGTCCACGATGCGAATTTTAATTTGAGATTAAATCCATGCCCTGACCTGACAGCAATAACTGTTTGATTCTGTCCTCGAAACTGACGTCCGTGTCTGAATGGCTTAAACGAACTTTTACGTCCTCGAAACGGCAGCAGCCCCTGATGCCTATTTGCCGGAAATATAACTCTTTCTTTTCAGGAGCCGGACGCGCCGGGTCGATATTCATACTTTGAATATCGACAAGCTCGTCAATATCAGCCGGAGTGTATGTGTGATTGCTCATGCTCGAATCCCCCTCGTATATATATTAATGGTAGATTGCTTTTATATTTTGCAGGTTCGCTTCTTTACTTTATATATGATAAAATTCGACTGAATATGCAGAGCAAGCCGGCTATCTCCTGCCCGTTGATATGTTCGCTGTTTACCATATAAAAAGTAAAAATTAATTGATTCCAACTTGGGAACCATTTTTCTGCGATATTAAAATCACAATAGAAAGGCTGGACTGTGAACCAAAAAAGCGCAGAGTCCAGCCCTAAATTCAAATTTTAATTTTGTGATTCGCCGTATTTGCCACGCTCCCCGGCGAAAGGCTCGAACATAATCCGTGCCGTTAGGGGATTATTCAGGCTGCGTGTCAGCATAATGAAACGCTGTTGCGTTTCATTCACGCATCATAGCCCCGCCTGTACCGCTCTTTGCCAAAGCAGCGTATACCGCAGGAACTCCCCGTCAAGTCTGGTGCGGGGTCGTGAGAAAGTATCATTATATCCTGCGCGCTTCGTCGCGCCCGGCTCGCTACT